ACTCAATAGAAAGAGAACATGGACACCAGTCCAAACAGCAGCAGGAAAGCTTAAAGAGGGTGCTGAAGAAACCCTCTACCGTGCTCTCGCAATACGCCACATGGAGTTACCAGTTGGCGAGTTCATTACAGAAGCACTTGAAAAAGAGGTTCCCGAATCTGCGAGGATCCTCTTAGAATCTAACGTCAAGGATGAGATCAAACATGACCTTGCTCTTGGCTACATAACAAACGCTATAGGCGTTGACGAGAAGTCTGAACAAGAGGCTTTTCGTTTAAGGGATGCGTGGGAAGCGCACCCTGATCACACCATAACTAAAGCATTAGTAGCTGAACGTGCTATCTTCTTTGTACTTCTGCCTTTTTTTAGGTTTAATGGCGATGCTGGTCTCAGAACGGTATCAGCTGATATATCCAGAGACGAACAGATACACGTGGCCACTAATAGCCTCGTATGTGCTGATATGGGTCTACGCCCTAGTGGTTCTCTGGACAAACTTAGGAAGGCCACTATTAACTGGATAATGGAACCATTAGGTAAGAATACCTATGGCGATAAATATTTAAGCAAAAAATTCTGGCTAGATACCAGTGATCGACTTATGTATGAGGGCAAGGCTCCAGAGCTGTCCGAAACTAAGTCAGCACGAATGCCAGCCTTCTTCGAACATAGCAATGTCAATCTCCCCCAATACTCTTGAAGCAATCCTCGGACCAAATCTAGAGTCAATCCTCGCTGAACTTGAGGAAATATATCCACCAATCAACCCTAACCCTAATGAAAAAATGGAAACAATTATGTATAAAGCTGGTCAACGATCAGTAGTCGAGTGGATAAAAACTCGTATCAGTGAGGAAGGATAGATGGGATTTGCACCAAAAGGAACAGTTATTACAGATGTAACTAGTCCATTTTATTCAACACCTGCAGAACGGCTAGCTCAAAAAACATCTTGGGATAAAGCCATGCAAATGGATGAAAGTAAGAGGATGAAATATCTTCAAGACTTTTATGCGTCTGATCCTGACTTGATGACGATGATGGATAGAACAAAGGAAAATATAAAAAGAGAGAATGCTAAACCACTTCCTAAACCAACAGGGCCAGGGATAGATGCTCAAGCTGGAGCTGTTAATGAACTACGATTATTAGGTGTAGAGGATCCTTATAGTGCTCCATTTAAAGAGCAGCTTAAAGATACTACTGAGACTATTAGAGAAGGTGGTTATCAAAATATAGTTGATAGCAGAACTCCAGTACAGAAATTGTATGCATCTAATCCACAATTCTTGCCTGATAACAACACGTTAGGTACACCTTACCTTCCAATGGGAGGGACAAGAAACAAGCAAGATTTAATACAGGAACAGCTTTTTATTAACCCAGATAAGAGTGCTAAATCAACCGAGGAACAGGCTGCAGCAGTAGCTGAAACTAAAGATAAGTTAGAAGTAGCTCCTACTTTATTTACTCCCGAAGGTGATTTTGTAGATACCCTTTATGAACAAACTGAGATACCTCCTGATTCTGAAGGGTTTCAACATTGGGTTGATAACTTATTAGGTGGTGATTCTGTTGAAACTGTTGAATCAAACTTTTTAAATGCTGCATCTACAAACCCTGCTTCTAATAATTACGTACCACCAGCACCTCCAGTAACACCTCAAGGAGCACCTCCAGTAACACCTCCAGGAACACCTCAAATACCCGCTGGACAAGAAGGATGGTGGAATCAATTTGCTGATGCAGATGCGTTTAAGAGCTTCTTACAAGGAGATCAAAAACAAACTGATAAATTCGATCAATTCAAAGAATTCATGGGACTTCTTAGTGGTATGGGAGGTATGTTTGGTGGAGGCGGTGTACCTGGTTTTGCATCAGGTGGCGTTGCTGCAGCTAGTCCTTATAATAACTTCATGGGATTCATGAATGCATTTAAGAGTCTAGGTGGTGGTGGTAGTCAAACGGCAGATATAACAACAGGTAATATTAACTAAGAACAATGACTGCAAAAACTAGATACGACTATTTGTCAAGCGAACGTACCCAGTTTCTAGACGAAGCAGAACAAGCATCGGAATTAACTCTTCCATATTTAATACTTAAGGATCAATACACCAAGGGGATGAGACATCTTCCTACACCTTGGCAATCAGTTGGAGCCAAAGGTGCAGTGACATTAGCAGCAAAACTTATGCAAGCTATGCTCCCTGTACAAACCAGCTTCTTCAAGTTGCAGGTAGATGAAAGTCAACTTGGTCAGGAATTTGGTCCAGAGATTAAATCAGAACTAGACTTATCTTTTGCAAAGATTGAACGCACTATCTTAGAGGCTATAGCTTCTTCCAATGATCGTGTTATAGTGCATGAAGCTCTACTACATTTAGTTGTAGCAGGTAATGCATTAATCTTTATGGGTAAGGATGGTCTGAAAGTTTATCCGTTGAATCGCTACGTTGTAGAACGAGATGGTGACGGCAATGTGATTGAAATAGTAACGAAAGAAACAGTTGCAAAGAAATTAATTGAAGATCAATTACCAGAGGATGTACTACAACAGTACGACACAGTAGTTGATGGCTCTGATGATTCAATTGAAGAGTGTGATATCTACACCCACATCACACGTGACAATAACAGATACGTCTGGCATCAGGAAGTACACGGAAAAGTATTAGAGAAATCCTACGGGAAAGCACCTGTCGATGTATCACCATGGATACCACTAAGATTTAATTCAGTGGATGGTGAAGACTATGGACGGGGAAGAGTCGGTCAGTTTATGGGCGACTTGAAATCATTAGAGTCACTATCTCAAGCCCTAGTGGAAGGTAGTGCAGCCGCTGCAAAGGTTGTCTTTACAGTATCTCCTAGCTCTACGACTAAACCAAGTACCCTTGCTAACGCAGGTAATGGCGCAATCGTACAAGGGAGACCTGATGACATAGGAGTCGTACAGGTAGGAAAGACTGCTGACTTCAGAACAGCATTTGAAATGATGCAACAACTAGAACGTCGAATTAATGATGCGTTCTTAGTTATGCAAGTCAGGCAAAGTGAACGCACAACAGCGGAAGAGGTACGCCTCACACAGATGGAGTTAGAACAACAATTGGGAGGGCTTTTCAGCTTACTCACTACAGAGTTCCTACTGCCATATTTAAATAGAACACTAAATCAATTCCAAAAGACTGGAAAGATACCACGTCTACCAAAGGATGTTGTTAAACCTACCATTGTAGCTGGAGTTAATGCTCTAGGTCGTGGTCAGGATAGAGAGAGCTTAGGCCAGTTCCTACAAATAGTCTCTCAAACAATGGGACCAGAGGCAGTACAAAAACATATCAATCCAGAGGAAGTGATTAAACGCTTAGCAGCTGCATCAGGTATAGATGTATTGAACTTAGTAAGATCAATGCAAGAACTACAAGCTGAGCAACAGCAAGCACAAGAAATGGCTATGCAACAGCAGCAAGCCGAGCAAGGTATAGCTGCAATGAAGACTCCAATGATGGATCCTTCTAAGAACCCTGCATTAGCTGAACAAATGCAACCACCACAATAGGAATGAGCGAAGAACAAACACTCTCGTATGAGAATAATACAGAGTCAGTTTCAACTGAAGAGAATCTTAGCCAAGAAGAGCAGGATTCTCTAAAAGTTGGAGAAGAAATGGAGGCTCAAGAAGAGCAGCTATTAGCAGGTAAGTATAAGAATGCTGAAGAGCTAGAGAAAGCACACATTGAACTCCAAAAAAAATTAGGCGAAAAATCTGATGAGGTTTCAGAGGAATCAGAAACAGAAAATGAAACTGCTGAGAAACCATCAGATGAATCATCAAACATACTAGATGATCTATGGAATGAAGGTCAGAAGGATAAGGTAACTAAAGAAACCTTTGAGAAGCTACAGAAAATGGACCCTGTGGAAGTTGCTAAGATGGCACTTGAAGCAAGGTCTAAAGGACCAGTAGCTAAAGAGTTTACTGAGCAAGATGTACAACAGATACATGGCTTAGTAGGTGGTACTGATAACTACAACAACATGATGGGATGGGCACAACAGAATGTGTCTGATCAGGAAGTCAATATGTATGATGCTGTGATGGATAAAGGAGATCCTTTAGCCGCTTACTTTGCAGTACAAGCTATGGCTCTTAAATATCAAGATCAATCTGGTAGAGATGGTCAGTTAGTTAAAGGTAAAGCACCTAAGCAAACATCAGATGTATTCAATAGTCAAGCTGAGTTAATAAAAGCAATGGAGGATGATAGATATCATGATGACCCTGCTTATAGACAATCTATTCAAGCAAAGCTAGAAAGATCTAATATTAATTTCTAGGTATTCATGGCGACCTGACAGTTCATCATCGCCATTCACCTAGCTTTTAATTCAATGACAGTTATAACCGAATACGGTAAACAAAACATTTTCGCAAACGAAACCCCACCAAGACTTATGAAAAAAGAAGAAGCAGCAGTTCTACTACATGACGCAGAAGAACTCAATGGTCGTGCAGCAATGATTGGATTCATTGTAGCAATCGGCACATACATAACCACTGGACAAATCATTCCAGGCATTTTTTAAACCCTTTTATAAATGACTACAGCCACATTAACCAAACCATTT